ACACCTTTGCCATATGGGTATCCAGATAATTGTTGGTAAACTGCAGCAGGTCTAAAATCTAATGTACTGTGTAATCGGACACCCTCAAAACTTGGGATTTTATGATATGGTATATTAACATATGAGTCTACGGATGCATAATCGCCTGCGCCGTGTTCAAAATAAGAGTAAATAATAATAGGACGGCCACCACACGGTAATGTACCAGCCTTTAATTCTAATTCGCCCAACTGAATGATGGAGTGTCTTTGTCCAGAAAACAAAGTATATCTATCAGTGATATCATTAATTTTAACAGGAACCTCTGCAGGAGTTTCGATGCCAACATTACTCAACCATAATTCTTCAATTTCTTCTTTAAATGGATTTACTGTACCATCAATGGTGAGTTGTGGTTGAATACTAAGAAGAGTTGGATACACAGTGTGGTCTAAATCAACAGAAAAGGGCGAAGCACCAGTCGCTTCATAAAAAGTATATGCCTTCAATGCAAATTCAAAATCTGCTTCTGTCATTTCATGTAGGAATTTTCTGTCATTTGATTCAATTGAAATTCTATAAGAAGTATTGTTTACATTACAAGTGTCATATATTTTTTTGATTTCATATACATCTGAATGTGGTAATTGAAAATTAGACACACTAAGAATAAGATCATTATTTGCGCCAGTGGGAATTGAAGAATTCACAACTCCTGTTGCAACACTAGAATTTGATCCTAATAAATCTACATCATAACTTAGAGATGTATCGTTATTTGCATCGTTTACATTATCATAGTCAGTTTGTCCAATTGTTTGTCCAATTGCATCCACTAAGGTGTAAGGCAAATGTAACTGATTTTCTCTCAAAGTTTTAATTTTTTCTCTGGAAGAAGTCTTTTTGATTGGTGCGTATACAGTAACACCAGTTGTTCCTGCGGCCAAATTTGCGACATTAAGAGTGGCGGTTCTTCTATCAGAAGAAAATGAAATAGTTGAAATTCTACCAATTTCACCCACAGAAGAATTTAAATCGGCTCTATCAAATGCCAAATATAAACTTTGAGTTGAAATGAAATATGAGTTATCATCTGTTGCGGTTAGAACAATCTGTCCATTGGCAGTAACTGTTTGATCTTCAAATACTTTTAGTACATCGTATTGAGTATCTACTGTTTCTCTTCCACTTTCATCATCGACATATCTAACAGTTTGCAAAAATCTTTTACCAGTATCAATAATACTTGCACCACCATCCGATAAAAGTACAAATTTACCAGTGATTCTTGCCTGAGTTCCTGTCATATCAGCAGACGCATTACCATCAAAAGATGTAGTATCTGTTCCAGAGGAACCACTGGCAATTGCCTCGTTAATTAACTCATTAGTTACGAAGGTTGCACTAGGTAATACTCCTGATTCTGTAGTCAATCCATTTCCAGAATTAAGATTCTTTACCAGTAGGAACTGATCTGCAGAGTTATAATAATAGTTAATTGCTCTTACATCTCTATCATATCTATCATAGATGAGAGATTTTAGTGTAAACTGTCCTTGCACATCTGACAATGACATCAATGTTAACACATTAGCACCAAATCTATAAATTGAACTACCTAATGTTGTTGGAACAACTTCTTCGTTTGAAACAATAGACCTTGCATCCAACATAGTATAAGGTACATTTGTTCTGGGATTAATTTCATATTCAATATCATACAGAAAAACTTTCCAGATACCAGTTTCGACAGAAGTATTCGAAGGTCTAAAAGTAGAAGTTCCATAGTTATCGTCTATCGCATCATCATCAGAATCTGTAAAGTATTCTACTGCCTTAACTTTTGCCTTTGCAATCACATCAATACCATATGCGTTTGCACCCAAGTTAGTCCCACCACCAGCAAAAAATGTTAAATCTTCATCATATGTTACTGGTTGGAAATATGCAGTATCTGCATCGTCTAAATTTGATGTTACAACGACATAATCTTCAGTAATTATCGAAGAAGTGTTTACATTAATAAGTTTAACTTCTTCGTCTATTAATGGAAGTCCTTTTGCATCTGTAATGTAGATGTATGGGCCTAAATCAACAGGAATGTAGTGATTGTTTACTTGATAATTTTCTCTTGACCTTTTATAAGGAATATATGTAGTCGCCGTTTTGGTAATTTCATAACCCCTAACATAGGCCTTTCCACTCTCAACACCAAGTGCAAGATAATTTCTTACTGCATCAACTAAAAATTGGTGACTTGAGCCTGGGTAATATTTCAATCCAGTCGAATCTAAATTTTGATCGGAAAACTGTACAAGTTCTAATGCACTTACTGTATGTGCAAGTCCGTTTCCATTCTGATCTACCATTCCATCTTCATCTGCAAAATTCTTTAGTGCGAAATCTTTCGCAGCAACTTCAGTATCAAATTCAAAATTTTTCATGGTGTATACACCACCATTTCCATTTTCTTTGAAATACTCTCTAATGTCTAAATTGAACGGGCGAACTGTATAATCGCCAGACTCATCATATGTTCTTCTTGCAAGTACATCGGTGATTACTGAATATTCTGTATTTCTTACATGTGTTTTAATAATACCATCTTGAACGGTAATAATTTCTATAAAGTTATCTGTTGTTGGAGTATCTAATGTTCTTTTACTCCATACGAGATTGATTCGATATCTATCGGCGCCAGGAGCGTTGTAGTTTGTTGTTCCCTGTGCGTTATCAAAAAGAGATGGGTCTTCATTTGCACTTACAACTGTTTCTTGTATTTCAAATCCAATTTTATAACTAGGAGTGTCATCATATTTGTCTAGAATTACACTTTGTGATTGATTTTTAACCATAAATCCCTGAGTGTAATAAATTCCCTCTTCAACAAATGCAAGAGAACCCTTACCTAAAGGATCTGCATGGTCGGAACTAAGCGCAACTGTTGCGATTAAATTTAAACCATCATCATTTGATGCAGTTAGAACCTCTCCCTCTACGAAGGATGAAGTATCACCCTCTTTTAAATTTACAGTATTTCCATTAACAATAAAATCGATTCCATTTTCATCATCAATTTCAAGTGTAACACCATCTACTACTCTTTGTCCTCCAGCAACACCATCAAGATATTTTACAAACAGTGTTGTTGGTTCATCATTATCATCAATCTGTGCATCTTGATTTAAATCAACAGCATCAGCATAAGAAATGACAATCGCCCTGATCCCTGTCTTATTACCTTGAATTACTTTACCGACAAATTCTGCAGCGGTGGTAAGTCCTTCCGCAAGAGTTACTTTAATATAAGGAACAGCAACATCAACAGCAGAACTGCCAGGGATAACCATGGAACCTTCTTTAAAGAAGTGGTCTCCCATATTTGCAATTTGTTGTTGTAAAATTGTTTGTTGTTGTGTTAATTCTCTTGCCTGTACAGAATTTCCAGGCTTATATAATACCCTCAAATACCCTTTGTCGATATCATAATCATCATGATAGGGAGTGACGTTTAAATTTATTGCCATGTGTCTTCTTCTCTCAACTGGTTTTTTATTTTAATTAGAATTCAAATACTACTTTAATATCTTCAATTTGATCGATGGCTCTAGAAACGGGCTGGCGGTTTTCGATGTAAAGAACTTTACCTGTACCAGTTACGATATCAAATGTTTCTTCATCTGCAGAACCAAAATCTGGGTGTTGTGGACCTCTGTATGACTCTTCGTTTGCAGGAGTAGAACCGCCCTGAGTCTGTGCATCAGGGTCAGCGACAATAGCAATCTGTCTAAACTGTGCTTCAGAATCTTCAACAGGGAACATAATCTTAGTTTCTAAATTCCCCAAAGAATTTTCTCTTGTAGACTGTTCGTCATATTCAAGTTTTATTGCAGTCATTACATAATAACCACCCAGCTCTTCTACAGGATTAAATCCATGTCCAGTTTCTGGAGAAACAATTGGTTTTACTTTACATGCATTAACATTCAACGTCCCATCGAAATTGTATGCTGGAACATTATCAACATCTACAGTTGCGTTGTCTACAGCAGACCAATTTGCACCAGTACTGGTGATAACAATTTTTTCAATTCTTTGGTCTACGACAAGTCCATATGCACTGAAAGAAGAACCATTACCAGAAATATTAACGCCGGGCGCAATAAGAATATCTCTACCAGCACCACCAGTAAAAGAACCGTTTACAGTTGCAGTTGCAGTTGTACCAGAAAGACTCCAGTTTGTAATTCTAAACTGTTCCTGATTTCCAAGGTCTACTAAATCATAACCAGTATAATCTGTCGCACCATCGACACCAGAAATTGTAACAACATTACCAGTTAGTGTAACAGAAGCGGTTCGTTGAATGTTTGGATGATAACCCAATCCTCCACCAATTGCACCACCCTCTTCGTTTGGCATAATTTTTACATGTTCAATCTGGCCAGGATTTGGTTGAGATGCGGCTTGTTTGATATCCCACTGTACCTGAGCAGCGGTGCCAGGCGCAACTGGATCTTCTAGAAGATTTTTAACTGGAATATAATCTTTTGTCAAGAACTTAAGAGAATCTTGAAGGTCGATTGCATACATAAACTTCCACTTATAACCATCTGCAGTCTCTTCAATTTCAGTTCCAGTAGTTGATGGTTGTACTGTTGAAGCAACTGTAGTCACCGTTTGGGCAGCAGCATCATATTTTTGGTTATTAATACACTTATAAACGTTAAATTGATTTCCAGATGCAACAATTACATATCCATTTGGAATAATTTCTTCTGGATTGTCATGTTCGTACATAGTGTACACTCTTCCAGAAGTCCAGTTAATTCTTGGAATTGCAAGAGTCATATCACTGTAGTTGACTTTCTTAAGTGCAATTGTATCGTATTTAAATCTATACGAGTAACCAATAGAATCTTCTGGTGTTGGTGGGTTTGAATCATTTAACCAAGGAGTTTGTTTACCGATTGCCATATAAAGCATATTGTAAACCGATTGTCCTTGATGGGCCCACTGTACAGTACCATCTTGGAGAGTATCTGGTGTTGGACCATCCCCATCACCAGCAGAAACACCACTTGTGGAAGTGCCACTAATATTTCCTAGTGCAATAAATGAGTTCTGGTTGTTAACCACAACATCGCCTTCTGCATAGGTATAGTTAGGTTTCCAATTAGGTGCGGATCTGTTAATTGATTGTAAGAATTCCATTGCATTGAAAATTCTTAATTTGTTTGTAATAATCGCTGCCATTTTTTTACCTTTTTAGTGTCATGAATTTTATACTATTTATAATTTATTTTTTAGTCTTTCAGAACAATCTGTTCATTTAATTCTTCAATTGTTGTTGGATTCGTATTATACAGTACAATAGACGATTCTGGTGCGACATTTGACTTATCGTGAATATGTTCTGCCTGATACTTTATAAAAGTATTCAAGTCTAATAAATTTTCGTCATA